TCCACCTTCAGAACATTATTGCACGATAAGCCACTTCACGAACACCCAGTCTGCGAATAGTTCACGCTACATCGACCTCCGCTTGCAAGACACATATTGGAACTATTATGAAGCCGACGCTGTTGAACGAGCTTACATTACACAAGCTCTTCGCATGATCACGGGTGACCCGGATTTCATATTTGACAACTACTGAATCGTCCCTGTGATTATCATCCCATGGTCGATAATCTTGTCAATATATATAGTAAAAATGAAAATCATCTTTATTGTAATTACTTTTATCACATTCATTATATTTTTTATGGAGGCACTTATCCATTTCAATATTGGAAAGAATGGCGGAGGGAAACCCCATAAATATATAGAGGTTTCAGATCAAATAAAAATTCATGTTCCAGACAAAAATGAATTTTTTGACATATTTAAAACCGTTTTATTCTTTTCATGTGTGTCTGGGTTATTAAGCGCCTATGTTATTAAACATCATTTGTGTTGAATTGTTGATAATTATATATCCGGCTTACGCTCCCTTAACTATTCCAAACCCATAAAACTTCCAGAGAACAATCGATGCAACACTTCCAACGATAAAACCATTACCAGCTGCCTCTAATGTTTTCCCAAATAAGAAATAAGCGATCACTGGAAAGAGAAGGTAGGTTATTACAGCATAAAATGCCATAACACCCCCGTATTTTGTAATGTTGAAGTTAAGATTCATAATGGATGAGTTATGTAATAGTGAAAGAAATAAAAAATACTCAATCTGTATTCATATCCACTGTGGTTATTTTACTTGCCGGCACCGGCGCCTCCTCCTCATCCTGACTCTTCGTTCCCGTAGATTCAGCCTCCACCCCCCATGCACACCACAACAGTACCCCTCCCGCCACTACGAAAGCAACCGAAAACCACTGATCACTTGGGTAATTCCTCATAAATAAAAACAATGCCGATAAGAAAATCACTATGAATGCTGCGAGAGAAACATACTTCATTCTTACAATATTTTATTGTGCAAATTATATATACTATTTTCTATTAGAATATGACAAACCTAAACGATCTACTTAAAGAATATCAAAACACATTTTATTTAACAGGAAGATTGTTCGCAATATGTTTTTTTGGACCATATTTGATATACACAGGTAATAAAATCAAAAATAACACATTATTACTTCTAGGTGTATTATTGTTTTTGTGGGTATTTATTAAACTATGGATACAAATGAGACATGGCGACTTATATGATAAAAAACGAGACAGGCTATATATATTGTATTTTATCATACGCGTATTCGCATTATTCGTAGTAGGTCCTTATCTCATACATGTTGGTAATAAAACAAATAACAACATATTATTATTTTTGGGGGTTTATATTATGGTTTGGGATGGTGTAAAAATAGGTGTCCAGATGTATTACAATGATTATTCATATTAACATGGTGTACGCACGCTCGGATACACTACATTACATACGGCACTAAATATTCTTCTGTATTTTCATTGTCCGATTCGCTTCTTTTCTTCGGGTTCTCAGCGAAACAGCATCCACAGTGATCCTCGTTTGCTTGAAATACCTTGCAGTCAATGATGTGCTGATCATAATTAATCTCCCAACGTCCAAGTACAACTGGCGTAACGGTTGTCGCGGTTGCGTTTCTGCGCATCATAAAATTCCGAATAAATGACGACAACATATGACTCTTTATAGAATAGGAAAAGACTGCATTTATATTAATTCATGAATACTACTTCAATTTATTCGTTTGTCGTCGCGTCTTCCCCCATCCCCGTCGCCCATACTTACAATGCTGACGTTGAGAGAATCCACGCGGACGACGACAGTTGATACTGCGCTTATATTTCATTGACCACTTATGCGGACGCACCAAAGTAGACATAATGATTCGGATCGGATGTATATAATATACTCACATTTTTTTCAATAACCGACCAATACTTTTTAGGTCGCTTAGGAATCGCGGATATTTCTCATGAAACTTACGCATCTTCGCCAAACACTCCGGATACTCTTTATCTAAGAGCGCAGCGGTTACATCCTCCCATTTATCAACGATAAGACACGGAAATACATTATACAACCGATCAAAAACAGTATTTGTTCGAATCACAATTGGGATACATCCGAGGTAGATGCATTCATAGAACCGGTGTGTATCAACACCACATCCACGCGGGCATAACGCGTATTGGCTTTCAAGTGTTTTCTGGTAAACAACCACTTCCGGCACCTTTTCATGAAAAAACTCCGCATTGTCACGTTTTTCACGTGCTTCGCGCATTTCTTGTGACGGATCATCGTTGAGATTATATACAAATGATGATGCTGCACTACTAGTGAATAGTTCATAACACACTTTTCGAGACGGATGTGTCCATACACTGAAACAGAGTAGGCACTTTATCGCGCGAGGATGAAACAATGTATCTTCTGCAGCTACACCTTGTTCTAGAAGATACTTTTGATTGAACCGGCGATGCATTTCGACAATCGTCCCGCAATCACGTATTCCAATTGGCATAATATGAATACCTGGATGATCGTATGTATTATTCTGGATAAATATCCGAATGCTAACCGTAAGTAACATTTGTACAATTTCCCATGGAACAAGTGGTTCTTCCATAATATAGAATATTACACGAACCTTGCGTGCACGCAAAATCCCTGTGAGCAAGTCAATTGAGATCTTCGTTTCTTTCGTAGAGATGAATATTGAATCGCCATCTCGTAGTTGTGCAGCATATTCCGTGAAGTCATTTATACCAACATCAATACGGTTCGTATAACATAATTTACTATGAAGTGCATATCCGATTTGCGATAGATTAAACACCAGCTTAGATAAAAGCGCGGTCTTCTTTTCTTGTATTACTTCCATGTTTGGTTTAGCTAGCTAGTTTTCGCCACTTGTTTATGTGTTATATTATTTAGGAGCGTTTCATTTTTATATGTTTTATAACGAAGATATACAAAATGGAGAAAGAAGAATCAATGATTGTGGTAAAAAATGACAAGCGCGAGAGAAAACATACCGCACAAATCTTGCCACCAGGGATTACCCAAAACATGATGAAAAAATATGTTGTATATTATCGTGAAATGATCAAACTTAAAAGTGGAAAACAATTAATGCGAGAATACTTCAAAGTGGAATCACATCCCAAACTTTCGAAACCGTGGGTTACATCAAAATCTACGAAGATTACCATTCTTGAAAAATTAGAAGACGCGAACCAATTTGTAACGGAATTAGATAATAAAAATAATGACGACAATATTGTTGCAACTGACGCGGATCTTACAGTAGATGATATACCTGATGATACAGATACAGATACAGCAAATATAATATGCAAACGATGGGCGAAATACATCCCAAAATATACTATGCTACGTGTGATTCGTGAAACACCGAGTATAATATACTTAGTGTTGGTGTTTGATAGAAAGGACAATATTAATGGTATTCGGCGGACTGGAGCATATACGTTTTCGTGTCCAACCACTGGCGAAGATGCTGAAAGAACCGCGATTTCTCTCGCATTACAACATTTAGGAAATAAACTTCGAGAGAAATACGGACCGGACATATTGAATCATTAAACGCAGCCCTCGTTTTTATCGTTTAGTAACAAAAATTATTATAATAAATTATGATATAATAAATATTATTCGTTATTTGTATTTACTATGAAACTAGACTGCATCGTAACTGCCGTAAACGAAAACCCATTATACATCGAGTTTATACCAATCTTTGTGAAAACATGGAAAAAATTATACCCTAATGTAGATGTGAAAATTATTCTCATTGCCCATGCAATACCGAAGGAGTACGAAGAATATAAGGATCACATTATATTATTTGAACCTATTGAATTTGTATTAACAAGTTATACTGCACAGGTTATTCGGTTATTCTATCCATGCTTATTGTCCTATGAAAACGGAGTAATGATAACTGATATGGATATGTTACCTATGAATCGGACGTATTATACCGAGCATATTCGAGATTATGATAATGATAAATTCATCTATTTACGAGAGAATGTGTGTTTTGAATATAATGAAATTGCGATGTGTTACAATGTAGCTACTCCGAAAGTATGGAGAGATATATTCAAGATGAATAGTGTCGATGATATTCGTAATGAGATCAAAAGAATCGCAATGTCTCGTGTAATTGACGGAGGACACGGAAAGGAAGGGTGGAATATTGACCAGCAATTATTATATAAGTTAGTTTTCGAATGGAATAAGAATACCCAAAATTTCGTATGTTTGAAAGAGTCGACTACTGGTTATTGTAGGTTTGATAGAGATCATTTTTGTATGAACGATGAAATACGACATCGTATTCGAAATGGTGTGTATTCGGACTACCATTGTTTACGCCCGATGAATGCACATCGAAATATGAATAATCATGTTTACGATTTATTGTGATATAAAAATATTTACATATAATATTATATCGAATGCATAACATTCAAAAATTACATACGTCTTCTATACCTGCGAATATAGAAGACGATGACCCCATTACACCCAAGGCTCCTCGTGGTAAAAGAAGTGACTTAACCGAAAAGGACTTGGAAGAATTCGCTCGTTCATTTTCGTATATGATGCTGGAGGGATATTTAGAATAGTTTTCCGAATTTTAAAAAATATGATGATATGGCTGATTCTATGCATTTGAAAAAAAATTGAAATGTTTTTTCTCAAATCAGATACCAACAGTGCTTCCAACCAGAAACAGTCGAATCGTATACAATGTCGTCCAGAAATACCGCCTCCGTCTCCGATACCAAGCCATACTGCAAAGTGTGCTATGATGCCGGACGTCCCGAACAGGAATACACCAGCCACTTCGTCAAGGATCAGCCCGGACCCAATGGAAAAGTCATCTGCCCAACGCTCCTGAATCAATCCTGCCGAATCTGCAACAAGACCGGACACACGTCGTCATATTGCCCTCAATACCGCCGCCGAGAAGAACCCCGCCGTGAAGAACCCCGCCGTGAAGAACGCTACATCGACCGCGAGCCTCGTCGTGAAGAACGCTACATCGAGCGTGAGCCCCGCCGTGAGGAACGCTACATCGAGCGTGAGCCCCGCCGTGAGGAACGCTACATCGATCGTGAGCCCCGCCGTGAGGAACGCTACATCGAGCGTGAGCCCCGTCGCGAGGAACGCTACATCGACCGTGAGCCCCGCCGTGAAGAACGCTACATCGACCGCGAGCCTCGTCGTGAGGAACGCTACATCGACCGTGAGCGTGAACCCCGTCGTAATTCATATGACTCTCTTCGTGAAGACACTGAACGCCGTGATCGTGAAATCCGCGACCGTGATTCATCCTACTACCGCGAACAAGAACGTCGTTCCAAACCATGGCTTCAAGCTGCATTGAAACCCGCTGAGTCTCGCCAGCCACAACAACGCCGCGAGCCATACGCTCATCCTCACGGGCCTCGCGTTCGCTTGAGTCTCGAAGCACCTGCTCTTTCTGCGGCCAAACACGCTGATCCGGTGATCGATGTCCGCAAGGTCGAACTCAACCATGCGTCGAAATGGGGCGATGAAGACGCCAATCAACCCTTCGTCTGCGATCCCGAGCAAATGACACGCAAGTTCTTCGAAGAGGAAATCATGGCAAACCTCACTACCAGCCAAGAACACGATTTCATCGCTGAGTGCGACGACCAGAGCTCGATGCCCTTCTTCTGCGGCCAGTAAAATCCGGAAATCGTGCGCGAAACATCATCAGGTAAGGTAAATATGTATGTGTCTATGAACTAACACTTTTTTATCTGGTTGCTCCGTTCGTACAGTGCTCCATTCGTTTCTGCGAAACTCACTCTGCACTTCCCGAACGTCGCGCTTCGCTGCTCGAGTGGTTATATGGGTATATGCTGTGCGTGTTAATAAAATTGAAATGTTTTCGCTATGAAATGGTATCTCAGCGTTGATGGATCCGCAATACGTAAACAACTCTATACTTGAATTTCTGGAAAGAGAGAGAATGGCAAGACAAATCGAACAAGAAGAAATCGAACTCGCCCGACAACTGGCAACTCAAGAACACATATACAGTTACGCTGACGGCAGTGTTTACATGGGTCATATGCGCGAGAATGACCCCGAAAGCATCAAGAATGGCGGTTTAAGCCATTTGCGTCACGGCCGCGGAACTTTTCGCACTCCTGCGCTCGTCTGCGGTATTCCGTGGAAAAACTACACCAGCGATGAAGCTGCTGAGAACGCACAGTTTGCGAAGTGGTACGAATATGCTGGAACATGGGAAGACGACAAAATGAACGGATACGGCGTGAATGTTCAAAAATCAGGTGACGGAGGCGAAATCGTAATATTTGATGGTACCTGGAAGCAAGGAAAGCCGATGAAATCGGTTCATTTCAAAGAGGAGCACGACGACAATGGCGAGGTGGATGAATCCGTATTTGGATGGTAAGAACGCGTGTGGTATCGCGAAAAATTGAATGTTTTTTTTTGATCATGTTGTTTTGTATCGACCGAGACAGACGAAATGACTACGACTACGCCAACGACACTCCCCGAACCCAAATACCGCCGACTGGATATGGCTCAACTCCCACCATACTTGTTGGAAAGAATACCGAATTCTGAACTCAAAAAAATACTTCCAGGTTGGGACTGTTTCTCCCCAATACGTTTCAAGAATACCTGGAATTATGAAAAAGAAGCACAGGAAGCAGCAGACAAACAAAAGGCCAACCTTGCAGAAACTCGAGTGCGCCGAACCCAAACAAAATCAACAAAGATGCGACGCCCATTCTGCAAGTTTTGCATGCAGCGCGGTTTCCCTCTCGCAGTCTGTAAGACGCATTACACGAAAAGCAGCCCAGAATTTGGTTCAAAAATAACTTGCCCGGCCCTTCTCCAGCAACAATGCGCCCGATGCGGTGAAAACGGACACACACCGAAGTACTGCAAGAGCGAACACTGGCTGAATACTGATCCGCGCCAAGTCTCTTCCTACCGCGATCCACTCAGCATGAATTGGTTTAATGTATTGGATCTCGAGGACGAGCGCATACATTTATGGCAGAAACCGATCCCTCCCGCGCTTCAGGAAAGGCACAAACAATACGAAAAGAAAAATGTGAAACCCTCCCGAATTTGGATTGAAATGACCGGTGATCACAAGCATTACACCAACGATTTCCGAATTGTCATGCTTGTTCAGAGCAAGGATGACTGGTTTGACATCCGGCCACGCACGGAATACGAAAACAGAGTTCAGGAGCATTACCAATGGATGCGGACCGTGATGTGGAATGAAACGCCCCAAAAAAATTGCGACAACTTCTTCATCGTGAATTCGCCACCGCCGACGTATGATGAGGCATCTGCTGCAGAAGAGCTATTACAAGCAGTGACGGCCAGGTCTGCCGCCGCGACTGAAGACACCACGACCACCTCTGGGGGTGAACATCTTGCTTCCATTATCTGTCGTCTTCCGGAAAAGTTCAGAACGGAGTTTCAGGACAATTGCGCTCACACTATGCGGAATATAATCGCGAAATATCTGGAGCATCAAAGGATGTAAGTAAGTGTGTGTGTGTGTGTATTTTTTTATAATGATATTGTACCTTGTCTCTATTTTCATATAAAATTGAAATGCTTTTTATTTATTTAATAGAATACAGCGAACCCAGAGATGAATAGAAAACAACAAGAACAACAACTCTTCAACCAAACCGCCGAGCTGTTGGCGGACGACAAAATCACACCCAAACAAGCTTGTTCATTTATTGAGACGCTCCGCGATGCGGGAATACTTGCCGACGATATATTGGAGCCGGAAAACCCAGAACAAGAAAAGCAAAAAGGATTCAACGAAATTGCGGGAGTTTACTCAGATTGGAAAATTTCAACGGAAGAAGCGTGTGAATGCTTTGTGGAGTGGATCGATGAATGGAAAAACCGTGCGTGAACGTGTCACCGGCAGAGTCTATATAAAGGTAAGTAAAACGTGTGTCTTTGTGTATGCTCTAACACTTTTTATTTAGTATATATAGTATGACAACTTGGTTTCATTCCAAGGATCTATCGTCTACGATAGACCTACCAACGGTAGTTGTAGATGACATCTACGGATATGTATTACCTCATGCAGGAACCCAGTATACGGGCGATATTATTCAACATACATTGCAATTCTGTCCAAAAAATATACATGAAATTCGACGTGTATATATTTATTATTTTCCTGCAAATAACCAACCAGATATTATAATTCCAGAGGCAGACGCGCATGACACGAGCAATGAAACCCTAGATAATCGCGTCATATTGTCAAGTATTTCTACTTCAGAGTGTGATCATGAACTCTACGTTCCGTTTCGAACGATTCTTCATTATTTTCGAAAGTGGAACGTGAGTACCAAGGGTATCAAATTTATACCAGTAAACATAAAAGACATACAAAATAAATGGATGAATAATGAAGGTGCTGGCGGACGCCCCAAATCACGACGACGTCGACAAGATAAGTTGCATCATCGTAATAAGACGCGACGACGCCATCGGCACGTGAACGGAAGTTTCTATATTATATCTGCCGACTTCTCTCATCATAAGCCATTTAACTATGCGATACCGAATGAAAATAAAGCAGCACACGCAATCGTAACAGATTCGTTGGAATGTGCTTATGATACACCGCCTTATCTAGATGAAATCGACGATGTTCGCACCTTTCGAGTATTTAAAACCAAACACCCAAATCTCTCGTTTCAATGGATCGGAAGAACGCGAAGTCCTGGAGAAGATGCAGTTGGATATCATTCGTTTCTGATACGTCCAGAGTTCCAACCGATGAAAAGCGATTCACCGCCAATTGATGGCATCTTTGTAACGTGTTATGATTCAAAGATGAATGCGAGAGAATGTTTAGGAGAATGGTTCTCTACAGTTGAGGGGCATACTTGGACTCCACATATAGAAAAGGCTTTTATAAAGAAAGTGAAGTCAAAAGCGAAAACAGAAAGCCGGCTTACTGGAGGTGAAAATAAAAAACTACCAATCACCCGATGCATCGTTACATATTTATTCAAAGACGAGTCTACCACTTCGCTTATTCGCGGATGGCATGGTATACGAACAAACGCGATTTATTTACCAGATGTGTTATTGGAGCACGCAAAAGAAGATGGTGTATGGATCACTCCGAGAGATACTGAATGGTCACTTTCAGAAAAGGCACGTGATGCCGCCCGTGTATTTGATATGACAGAAACGCTTGAACAACTAGATCAAAAAGCAGGACATGCCGGTTTGAATACTGACATCACGTTATATACAACTCGAATTCGTATAAAAAAATGAGGCATACCCGCACCTCATGACACACTTACTTACTGAACATATGCCCTTGCCCAGATGTTTCTGCGATGAACAAACCACGTCGTCGTGGTTTCGCCAACGTTGCCGCACTCGTCCAAGTGAAACACTGGAATCGGACTTCGATGAAACTCTGCAAACAATTCAGGATGCGTCCATTCATTTTTGTCCTGCCAAACGGTATAGAATCGAATTCCGCCGGGATACAGTCCAGCCGGGTTCGGCGCGTAACTTGCGAAGCGAACAAAGTTGCCCACTTCGTCATCGTTGATGTAGGCCTTCATTCTTTGTATTTTGCGTCGGCTTACGATGCGATGAGTGGCCCACGCCTGATGACGTTCGCTTTGTTCGTGTTTCTTCCAGTGTTTGACTTTTCCAAGGTAGCCGCATACGCATTCCCAGTTCTTGTTGCCATTGTCTTCATCGCTCCAAAGTCCGACCGCGTGACGTGTGACGAAAGGATAGAGCGACGGTTCTGGTGTGCGATGTAACGGTTCTTTTTTGTTGACAAAATGCTCCGTGGCTTCACGCAAGAGTCGATACCGGGTTTCATACGCCAACATCATCCATTCTTCCGCGCGAATTCTGTTGTGAAAAGGATCGGGGTGATAATTTTTCACGCGCTCCCACGCGCGTAGTTCCGTAATGTTGCCACCCATGACTTCTGGAATATGCTGTCCTGCAAATAGAGGGGCGGCGGCAGCCTGTGGATTCCGGTGTATCGGCACGTGTTGCTGCTGCTGTGGCTGGAGGAATTGAACGTCACGGTGAAGTGCACCCAATGCATTCATCGCTTCGAGATATTCGCCTTCAGTCATTTTTTGCTGATTTTCTTCGATCACGCGCATAAGCGCAGCCAAATTCGGGTTAACAGCCATGTTTTCGTATTGTTCGTACTTCGTTGCTTGAATTGCTGAGTTTCATGTATTGTAAAAAAACATTTCAATTTTTTACAATTCGATTGTGCGATAGACGGTAGTATATTTCAATGTATGAATTGAATACCAATACGTTTGTTCAATGAACCAGATTTCGGTCTAAAATGAAACATTGTCGTTGAATCCTTCTCTTGAGATACACCCCTAGACCCGATATTCACTGAACTATTATTCAGTTCTAATGCCAATCCACGTGCAGGCGCGGTTGCCGCGAATTGCGTGAAAACCGGTCGCGCCGGAGTAATTAATTGCCCGGTCATGAGTTGCGGGATCTGTGTATATCGGTTCACGCGCATAAATTGGCGAACATCACGAAGGAGTGCGCTCCAACTGTACGACCGAATGGTGGCTTGGTTTGCGCGAAGAATAGAGAAAACTGCGTATGTGAGTGCACCTGCAAACGCGTTGTTGATATACGCATCAGCGGATGTTTGCTCATCGCGGCATCCACTAATCATGTAGACATCGCCAGCAGTTTCAGCGTATTTACCCTGAAGATAGGCCCGTTGCATTGTACGCCATACTGGGGTGCGAGCGGATGGCGGCGACAGAAGAACACTGAAATCCTCATACTTATACCGAATATCACATCCAGTACCATTATGACAGCAATCAAGGATGACATACAAACGCGCTCCGCGGGGGACTCGGTTGATTAAGAGTGTGCGGATTTCATCATCAGTGATCATTCCACCACCGGCAGACGCAGGTGTAGCATAATCCACAGGGCAAAGACACGAGTCAAAACCGGTGGCTTCGTCGCCATTTGTATCACGAACAAGTGACCCATGACCCGAGTAATGAAATACAGCTTCATCTCCGGCAATCATCCCTGCGACAAGGGCATTTAACCCGGCGATGATATTTTGTCGGGTTGGATGGAGAGCCGATGCCGTTCCAGCGCCCGAAGCACCACGATTACCATCCGTGAGAATTGAAATCGCGTCAGGGGTATACCCTAAAGTTGAACGCAGATACTGGGCTACATTCACTACGTCATTGTAGCAACCGTTGAGCTCACTATTCGTGTTAATGTAGTTGATTCCAACAAGAAATGCAGTGCGACGAGGGGGGCGGGTAGACGATGACATGTATATACTACTAACAGAAACTATAATATCCATATAAAGTTACCAATATAGAGTACTATACTACCATACACGAAATGAAACTCGCATTTATCACAGGAATCACAGGTCAAGATGGTTCATACCTGAGTGAATTGTTGTTGAAAAAAGGGTACAAAGTATTCAGTATAGTCCGGAGAACATCGTTACTTTTTTCACATACCAGAATCGAACATATTCGCGATCAACTTGAACTCAGGTATGGCGATATGACGGATGCAACTGGTTTATCGAATTATATTCACACCATCGTACAGACACATCCTGATTTTGAAATATTCGAAATTTACAATTTAGCTGCACAATCTCACGTGGCAATCTCATTTGAAATACCAGAATATACTGCAGATGTCGATGGAATAGGAGTCCTACGATTATTGGAAATTATACGCGGATTTCACCAAGAAACTCGAAAGAAGATACGATTTTATCAAGCGGGCACGAGTGAGATGTTTGGTGAAGTGAAGGAAACCCCTCAAAACGAAAACACGCCATTCAATCCAGTCTCACCATATGCTGTGGCTAAGGTATACGGACACTACATTACAAAAGTATACCGAGAAGGTTATGGGCTATACGCAGTGAATGGGATCTTATTCAATCATGAAAGCAAACGTCGTGTAGAGAATTTTGTAACTATGAAAATTGTGAACGGGATCAAAAATATACTTAAAGGAAATCAAGAGTGTATTGAGTTGGGAAACATCGACAGTAAGCGCGATTGGGGTCATGCAAAAGATTACGTGTATGGAATGTGGCTGATGCTACAACAGGAACAACCGGACGATTACGTTCTTGCATCTGGAAAAACACATACGATCCGACATTTCATAAATAAAGCGTTCCAGCACAAAGGTATCCAACTGGAATGGAGCGGTGAAGGTTATAACGAAGTTGGCAAGGATCAAACCGGAACAATTCGAGTAAAAATAAATCCAAAGTATTTTCGCCCTTGTGAAGTCGAGTTTTTATTAGGAGATTCGAGTAAGGCGCGCGAAAAGTTGGGTTGGACATTTGAATATGACACATTAGAGAAACTGATAGAGGAGATGTTTAGTTAATTTGCAGCCGTGTTCACTGTGTGATCCGAATCCGGATCCGGATCCGTAACAAACAGCCGGTTCATCGTGCATACTTCCGGTTTATCTGCACTTCGCAACGCCGTAAAGATATGACGAATGATCGTGTCGTGGCGAACGCGTATGGTATAATCTTGTTGGATTGCACCGCGCCCGATACGTCCCATAGACTGAATCGCCTTCTCTTGCGACATCCCTTCGAGGTCTTTTCCAATATACCCATGACAGAACTGATAATTGGTTCCGTAGATATAGTCAGTAGCTGTAATGATGAGATACAGCTTCTGATGCTTCGCTAATGTCTTCATAATATCCGTATATTTCTGGTCAGTCGCATTCGTAATGGCGCCAATTCCCATGAGAAGCAGAAGTTTCCAGTGCGACGCGACATTAAGAAGCATGATCTGTCCCACAACTTCATCTTCCACGAAAGAAGTGAATTCATTTGATATTGCAGTGCATGTTGTCCATCGTTTCAAATGTTCTAACCTGTTTGGAACGAAGAGCTCGTGAAGTGCAGTGTATTTGACCGACTTTTTTAGTTCATCGACCTTCATATGTAGTCGTTCTGTTTCTGGATTGATGCGTGTATCTGAAGTGAATTTACGGGTTTTCTTCTCGTCATCGCCACCTCCTGCTGCACCGGGTACTTTGCTTTCGCCTTCTAGATCTTTGATGAGTTTTTCTGTTTTTTCAATGTCTTCAAGAACACGTGTATTGAACTCGATCGTCTCCAGGATATCATCCATAACAACGGTGGGTATTTTCGCAATTTGAAGCATAAATGCGGCAACCTTGTCCACATTTTCAGTGAGATAAATCGTGGGACCGTCTGTGAGTGTATGTGCATCACTCGTTGATAGATTCACGACAGATGTGAATTTGGGTTTACGAACTCCGATGAGTGTATCATAGACTCTAGCCCAGTATTTGGGACGGATATTTTCAAGTAGAGTCAGGTAGTATTCCTTGATACTAGTCATTGTTAATTCGCCGATATCGCCAAACATATTCTCTGGAAGGTAACGCTGTGATGTCAGAATGAGCCCGCGATTGTCGTCGGTGTCTTTGTCATCAGCATACTTTGCCTTTTCTGCTTTGGTGTCGTCGTCGCCGTCGTTGTCGCTGTCGTCGTCGCTGTCGTCGTCGCTGTCGTCGTCGCTGTCGGGCGCGAGAGGTTTCGTGACTAATGCAATAAACCGTATGATTTCGCGAAGATCAAAGTATCTCATCAATGTTTTATACATCTTGCAATGTTCCACGCATTCCAACACCTTATCATAATCATCGCCAAACATGTAATGCGGAAGTTCGATGAATCCGTTCTGATTCACAATCGGTATAGATTTCTTGAAATCGTGACTGACTACACTGTATACTTCTGGATTCTTGTCATTGAATTTCACCTTGAAATCCTGAATAACGCCTACAATCTCATCTTCGCGTGGTAACGTCGCGGACGACAAGACAACATTGGGAATCAAGTTTCCGCTCCAGTTCCTGTGGATAATTGGGTGAAGCACGTGTTCCGGGTAATCCAATGATATCGTTGGTTCATCCCAGTACATCATAAGATTCTCCAATGGATGAAACGCCATCATATATCGCATTGCCAGCAAGTAAGAGCGAATATCGCAAATCATGATTTCGACATTGTCACCAATACTGTTATCCACTTTACGAATACGACCACTTCGTCTGTCACGAATCGCCTCTTTTGCCGCGAAATAGTGAAGACGGATATCATCGATGTTGCTGCAACCAAACGCAAATGCAATACGTTTCTTCATTGAAATCGCCGCCTTTGCAAGCGCAAGTCCAACGTGTCGTGCAGCACACACGAATATAATTTTGTATTTCTCCGACAAACCAAGCGGCGAAAGCGTCTTTCCAGTTCCAGTTGGCGCGATATACAGCACCATTTTTGCACCAGGTCGCTTTGCAATCGTGAAGAGTTGCTTCTGGTGTTCGTATAACTGAATATCGGCGTATTTGAATACTGCTTCGTTTTGTTCAATGAAACGGTATGCATTGCGAAGAAATCCGATGACACTAATGTCTTCACTGAATCGCATGATGACGAAATTAGCAAATTCGATCATATGCGAATTGATTCCAATCACCGATTTTTGAAGCATGAGTTTCAATGTATAATAATGCTTCATCCATTCGTTTACGCCTACATCTTTTGTTGTTTTTGCCGTGATCATCGCATCAATCGTGTCCATAATATGATGATCGTATGTATCTCCTGAGCCGCCGAATGTTGTGTTCATATTTTGAATTCGCATGAGGTCCACCTTTTTCATTGTTTTTTTCGATTTTGATTGGATTTCAAATCGGCTGCTACGACCTTGGCTGCTGCTGTCGCTACTCTCGCTACAAGCAGCGGGGATTTTCTCTATTTCTGCAATGACGCGCTCCACGCGTTTACGAAAGTATTCTTCGAATAGATAATCTTCCATTTCTGGTGTTGATGTGATCTTCAGACGTGATATTAATGATTGGTGCGGGTTAAACACGCGATTCACATCGTGAAACCCGTCAATAATAAGTTGCAAGATCCGCATTTCATCTTCAGGTTCCATAATTTCAACTCCATTCCATTCTTCGCCTGTTAATTTTACTTGAACAAGTGTTTCACTTCCAGATCCAGATACAGCAGTTGTTGCATTAATTGATGTCATTACGTGTAAAGACGCGATACATTAAAGATAATGTGTTTGATTTAAATCAATTTTAGATATAAAATAGTATTACAACCAACAATACGTAGTATAATTGAATTAAATATACCTGTCTAATGTATAATAGTCCTCTCTCTATAGAATGCCGGTTATTGTGAGTTTTGATGGAAATATCGGTTCTGGAAAATCGTTGACGTGTTATGAATATGAGCAGTATTTGAAAAAACGAATGACATCATCCATTGACAATGGCGAAATCATGTTTCCAACAATAACATCATTTGAAGAAGAGGTTTGTTTTCTTGACGAGCCTGTCGAATTATGGAATCAAGTCTGCGACAAGGATGGTGTGAATATTCTCACAAATCTATACAAGAATATCCGTGCTCATGCGTTCAAATTCCAGATGATGGCGTATATTTCGCGTCTTTCTCTATTGCGTAAGGCAGTGAAAAACCCAAAGATCAAACTCATTATAACCGAGCGAAGTGTAGAGACAGATCGGAATGTATTTGCAAAAATGTTGTATGATGTCGGTGATATTTCACATGACGAGTTTCAAATTTATACATTGTGGTTTGAAGAATTCTTGACAGATGTACCGTTATCTGGTATTGTATATATCAATGCCTCACCGGATGTCTGTCTCACTCGAATTGGAAAGCGCGCGCGTGAAGGAGAAACGATTCAACCTGATTATATTCAGCGTTGTCATCAATATCACGAAGATTGGATTCATACGAAGAATTGTGCTCTCTTGGAATTACCGGCAAATGAAGATATCGCCGAATCTCCGCGTGTTCTTTCTGACAGAATGGAACGAATAACGGAGTTTATTCGTGGACTTCTGTGATCTACTGTAAATAAGATAAATATATAACGACACATTATTATATATTTATCATAGACACATTCCGGTTTTACAAATATTCGTATTTTTATTATATTCAATGACCACCTCAGTAGATGAAACTTCATGTAAATTTGTATCTAGTCGTGGGCTATTGAAGTCGTGTGATGTGCGTTCACAAATACCAGTTTCCAGTTGTCCAACAAACTTAGAATATATACAAGAATTTATTCAAACGCAATCGAATATAACAACTCCCTCAGCACGTCCTGTATCTATATACGTGTGTTGTGATGCATTTCAGTCATTCATCTTGAAATACGCACAAAAAATTCAAATACCATATGTTATTGTTTGTGGTGATGGAGATAAAACAATGTTTCAAGAAACAGTTCCGCAAGAACAAAATACATTCGTCATTTTTGTATTGAATCCGTTATTACGTGGATTATATTGTCAAAATATGGATATTCATGGTTGCCGCATGTTTCTAACGGATAAGATAATGAAACTATGGAAGGCGAATGCAGAAATATTTAAACTAAAAGATGCACCCAAAACACTAGAGGATGCGATCGAGAATGCAATATCAAAACTAATCCAAATTCCGATTGGTATGGATTATCATACAATTAGTGCTAACCCAAATCATCGGTGGTTGTCAAAAGATGAAAGGATATCGACGCCTATCTCGCAAGAATATTTACTCAATAGAGATATTCGATCATCGATGGCACCCTTTTATGCGAGAAAAATACAGATTTATTCAAATGTCACTCTATGTCTAGATCGTTTTAATGATCGGATAACTGCCGTTTCTCGGATACCTGCGAACTTATTATACCAACAAGAAAATTTCATACCTCGAATTCTTACATGGAAAAATATGACGCAATTTGCGTTTGTTTTATCCCCTTTCGGGAATGGGATGGACTGTCATCGAACATGGGAGGCCTTGCTTTGTGGCTGTATTCCAATTGTTCGCACGAATGTCTTCAAGAAATTATTTGAAGGACTTCCTGTGTTAATGGTTGAGAAATGGGAGGATGTAACGTTTGAATTATTAAAACAAACCGTATATGAGTTCAAGTTGAAACATGAACAGAACGAATTTAAATATGAAAAGCTGACACTTGCGTATTATACGAACTGGTGGAATAATAACTGACATAAATGTAATATTATACTTTATTCTAGTAGAATACCCTATCTGCACCTCTACACACACCCTCGGATATACACAATGAATCATCATTCTATCGTATATATGTGGAACTTCAAACCACACGAACGCAAATCGATTCCGATGGAATGTATTCGAAAGAATACAATGTTTATGCCAGAATATAGTATCGTAACGCCTCACGATATTATACCGATTCTTTCATCTTTTGATGGTCTTCCTGAACTCTGGGCAAAAATTCCTGAAAAATATTGGATTGTCAAGGCGGATCTCGGTCGCTTGCTTTACATTTATAAGCATGGAGGATTTTATCTAGATGTTGACTGTGCTATGGTTTCAAATCCATTTAATACAATTAATCCAAAATGTGATCGGATGGTATTATTCACTGAATTCACAGTGTCAGTCGATAAGTTAGGTCCGCGTGAATGTAAACATCCGCGTAATGGTGTACGAGTCGCGAATTTTGCTTTTGCTTCGAATTTTAAACGTCATCCTTTCTTGGAGATATGTATTCGTGAATGTATACGTCGTCTTACCTATTTATTCGATTTAAACCTTGAAAAATGGGAAGAAACCGACATATTGTGGGTCTGTGGTCCGGATGTCATTACAACAATGTATCACGCACAATTCAGCGATGATGGATCAGAAGCGGATGTCGACTCATCCGTACGTCTGATTGAGCGAGGTTGTTTGCAACATCTGGGGTATGGTTCGTGGAGGTAATCTACGAACTAGACCCAAATAGCCATTTGATTCCATTTGATAATAAATTTCCGCCTCCACTTTCATCATCGGTATTTGATGTATTTTCTGGGATATGTATACGAAAATCTTGTTGTGTTTCATTAGCGCGTGTTGCGTCCTCAATATATCCTCCGAATTCACCATCATCTTCTCCAGTTGCGCCGCCACCAGACATCGCTGTCAACAATACTGACTTCGGGCGATATCGCAGAATATCAATTTCGTATTTTGTTATTTTGAAGAGATCTTTCCCATAGATTTCATGAAGAAGCATCCATTCAAAAATGCCGCCTGTATAAATATGCACATTTGTAAATCCGAGTTTCACTAACTGTTCGTATTTGTGTAGAATGGTGATATCGTTAGAATTCTTTCCGTACACAATAATCATAATGCCCGGCTTCTTGTGTATAAATGCATTCACAACCCGCTCTTCAAAACGTATATCTACAGTTGTTTTGATAAGACAATGCTGAAGTGATGGCGGTAATGTATTAATGATGAGCGTTGAATGTTGAACATTCATATTCCGATATACGACCATTTGCAGATCTTCATAGCTCACTTTGGGTACGAGCGATACTTGATTGCCCATTTTGTCTAAAAAATAATCGTAAATAATATTTCTGGTTATACTATCAATATTATTTGTTTTTATCTAATTTACGCCATTTCGTTAATCGAACGTTATTACAATATCCACGAATTCTTTCTTGATACTTTTTGTTG